GCACCCAACTCCGCCAGAAAGCCCTTCGCTGTGACGCCATAAGCGCCAATTTCGTCATAGATCAGCACTTCCGTGCCCGAGGAACGGGCGCGGATCGTGTACCAGGATTTCATGGGGTTACTCCTCTGCGGGGTTGTTTTCCCGGCTAAAGTCGGACGGTCCGTCATTAGAATTTGGGTTTTGCTCTTGGATTGGCGTGGCCCTTGCCCCCTGCGTCTCACCGGGGCTCGTTTTGTAACTGAGCCCCATCTCTCTGACCCGTGCGGCGTCGGCGGCGTTTTCGCGGTCGACCTCTTCGATGTCATAGCCTGTGGCCTCGACCACCTTGCGCCGCGAGGTAATGCCCGCTCCCATCGCAAGAACCTGCGCTTGGATGTCTTTGAGAGGATCAACCCAGTCCCACCTTGGCGGGATCCATTGCACCGCGCGCGCGTCAGCGGGCTCTGTATTGAGCGCGCCCGACAGCACAGCCGTCTCCAGCCAGCGCCGCCAAATAGGACGGCACAGCTGATGCGCCATGACCCCATGCTGCAACTGGCCAATGCGGCGGCGGAACTCGACCAGTTCGGCACGCAAGGACGAATAGTTCGCCTGCCGGACATCGCCGGTGACAAGGTGATAGGGCAACCCCAGCGAGGCCGAGACCGCGAGCAGCGTGCGGTACTGGAACGCCTCATAGCCGCCACCAACATCAGCGGGGCTTGAGAACTTCACATCCTCACCCGGCAGCAGCACCTGCATGGTGCCAGGCTCGAGGCTCGCAATGGCCGCCCCATCAAGATCTGCTGCCCCCTCCCCCATCATTGGGTCCTCGGGTGCGGTCTTGGTGATGAAGCCCGCGAACATCGCGGCGGTCTTTTTGCGGTCGAGTTCGGCGTCATCGTATTGATCGAGTAAGAACAGCCGTACCATGGCCGGTGCCACATGCGGCAACCCTCGGATCTGGCCCGCATCGATGGGGCGGTAGATGTGCAGAACCTCCTCAGCCGGCACGCGGACGGTCTCGGGCACGGCAACACGCTGGTCAGTGCTGTCGCCTGGATGGCGGCGGCGGAAGTGATAAGCCACGCGCCGTCCAATCAGGTCAAACTCAACCCCGCAGCGGATGAGGTTCCCGTTCGGGTCCGTTTCGGTTTTTTCAAAAGGCAGCATCTCGGATTGGAGAAGCTGCAATTGGAGCGGGACCAGCAGCCCGTCCTCCGCCCGTCTGGGCCGCAGGCGCACAAAGCATTCGCCAGCCACAAACATCTCGCGCGCAACCATGGCTTGCAGGCCGTAGAAATCGGTCAGCCCATCGGCGTCCGCCTCGTCCGTCCAGGCGAGCCAGAGCTTCTGGACCTGGTCACGTAGCGCCGCATCCGTGATGAGCGATGACGGTTTGATCCCGTCCCCAACAAGGTTGGCCGCAAAGGCCTCGCAGGCGTTCGCCGCATAGCCGTTGGTCACCACAAGTTCGCGCGAGCGCGCCAGCAGTCTGGGTCCGCCCGAAGCCACGAGCGCGTTGATGTTCTCGAGAGGTGGGTTCCAGCCCCGCAAGCGGCGCTTGGCCATCGCACCTTCAAGCCGCGCGCGCATGGCTTCAGTGCCGCCCGAGGCCCGGCGGCGGAGCAAGTCAAACATCCCCATTTCTGTCAGAGCCCCTTGGCCGTCGTCACGCGGACCTGCCGCACGATCCGCCGCCCTTCGGCCATCGCGATCTCACGGTCCAAAGCCTCAATGGCCCGGTCGATCTCTGCCAAAGACCGGTAGTCAACCGTCTTGCCATCATAGCTGACGCGGGCGACGCCCGAGGCACGCTGTGAAGACAGAGTCTCCCGGCGTGCGCGAAGATCGGCAAGTGTTGGCATATGCCACCTATACGTCATTGACATATGCGCCAGCGGCACACATATAAAAGCATGACCATCGTAACCGTCGTCGAAACCCCAGAATTCCAACGCCGCGCTCGTGCCATTATGAGCGAGGAAGAGCGCTTGGCGTTGATCGACTTCATCGCACGGCATCCAGACGCAGGCGTGTCGATTGGGGGAGGCGTTCGCAAGGCCCGCTTTGCGCGCGAAGGTGGCGGCAAAAGCGGGGGCTATCGCGTGATACACTTCTTCAGCGAAGATGAGGCCGTTCCAATTTTTCTCATCACGGTCTTTGCGAAGAATGAGAAGGCAAATCTCACCCGAGCAGAGACCGAACTTGTTAGATCCCTCGGCAAGCTGCTTGCCGACAGTTACAGGAGCCAGCCATGACCGACACATTCAAGAGCATTGAACAAGGGCTTGAAGAGGCCATCGCCCACGCCCAGAAGCGCAAGACTTTGACGATCCACGAGATCGACGTTCCGGCTCCTGATGTCTCAGATATCCGGGCGCGAACTGGACTTTCGCAAGCTGAGTTTGCGCGCTCCATCGGCGTCAAGAAGGGGACACTCCTCAACTGGGAACATCGCCGCCGGACACCAGAGGGGCCTGCGAGAGTTCTCCTTGCCTTGATCGATAAAGATCCAAGGATCGTTCAACGCACCTTGGCACCCTAATCACCCCATATAGCTTGACCGCGCAACGCGGCGGACCGGTGCTGACCTTATTGGCCTCGCGGTGGTCGCCTTAGGTGTCTGCACGCCGCCGCTATCTTCAAACTGCGCCGCCAACTCTTCCCACCTCGCCTCTGACCAGCGGTCTGCGCCGAGGATCCAAGCGGCCGCGCGGGCATAGACCCGGCAGTCGAGTGCCTCGTTGCGTTCCCGCAGCTTTTGCCATTCGAGCTTTGCAAAGCCGCGCTTGTTCTTGACCGTCACCAGCTGCTCGGCCGTGAGCTGCTTCAGCCATTCAGCGTCGACCCAGCCCGGCAGATGGAGAAAGCCGGGAGAAAACCTCTCCCCACCCACCGGGCTGGTGACTTCCAGCGGGTCAAGCCGCAGGAAGCGATAGGTCTCGGCCTTAAACGTCGATGTGGCCACCGTCCAAAGCCGTGCCCCGCGGCGAAGCCGCTTGCCCCCCATGGTGGCGTCAACAAATGTCGGCCCTGTGACAGGGCTCGCACGGTTGAACCCCTCAACGCCCTTAACAGGTGCGACCTGCGCAAAGCCAACCTGACGTGCCCAGGCATAGACGGCCGCCGTCTCATAGCCGGTGTCGATCGCCAGTCGCGCGATGGTCATCGGCGTACCGCTGGCGTGAGTCCAAGTCCGGCCAAGAAGGTCCGAGAGCTTCTGCCAGCAAGCCTGATCGCCCGGGCCGCCCTCGATGACAATGTGATCAATGAGCCAGCTTTGCAGGCCCTTACCCCACGCCCAAACATCAACCTCAATCCGGTCTTTCTGCACGTCGGCCCCAGCGGTCAGGAACGATCCGCCCACCGGCACCGTGCCCGCACGCCAATCTTCCTTGAGCCCCTGCAACCGCTGCCAATCCGGCGCCTCGCCGCTTTCCATCCAGGTCTCGCCAAGCGACGTGTTGATGAAGGTCTTCATCGTCTCGTCCCCACCAGCGCGCGCCGACAGAAACGCCTTGGTCATGGCCTCGAGCCGCACCCAGGGCGAATAGATCTCGTTCAGATGGAAGCCCGCCGTCCCGTTGAACGGCGCATCAGCGATCCAGCGGCCCTTGGAGATGGCCGCCCAGCGGGTCTCATCCTTCCAGAGAGCATCACATTCGGCGCAGTGGTAGCGCGCAGTTTCTGGACGATGGCCGCCAGCTTCATCCTTGTCCCATTTGACCTGCCCCCAGGTCAGGAGTTGTTCTGCGCCGCAGGCCGGGCACGGCACCCAATATCGGCGCTGGTCACTTTCCTCAAACGCCGCCTCGATCCGGCTCGCGCCCTTGTTCGTCGGCGTCGAGACCAGCACGATCTTGCGGTTCCAGAACGTCACCGTCCGCTTCTTCGCGAGGTTGACCGGGTCGCCCTCGGCCCCCGCGCTGAATGGATAGCGGTCAACCTCATCGCAAAGCAGCAAGCGGATCGGACGGCTCGCAAGCCCCGACGGCGCGTTGGCACCCACTATCGTCAGATGCCCGCCCGGAAACCGCTTGTGCAGGATCTTGTTGTTGCCGTCCCGCGAACGCGGATCAGCGATCTTGCCCTGCAGGCAGGGGGTGTCGCGCGCCATCGGCGAGAAGCGATCCTTCGACCAGGTTTCTGCGTCCCGTTCGGTCGGCATCACAACCATGATCGGCGCCGGATCGTGGTCGATGTGGTAACCGACCATGTTCAAGATCGACTCCGACTTGCCGATTTGGCTGCTCGACATGATCACGACGGTTTCTGCCGCGGGATCCGAAATCGCATCCATGATCCCGCGCTGGTATTCGGCGCGGCTCGTTCGCCACTGGCCGGGTTCAGCACTGGCCTCAGAGCTCAGCCGCCGGTTCTGGTCCGCCCAATCGCTGATCGTCAGGTCCGGCGGCGGCTTCAGAACCGCCAGTGCCTTCACCACCGTCCGCTTCAGGATCGGCGAGCCCGTCAATTTCAGGATCGGTTTCGAATTCAATGTCTGGCTCTGCGAGATCATCGAGCACCTCGCGGATCGCAGTTCGGATCAGGTTCCGGGTATCTCCGACGGTGGGTTGGTCAAAGGCCTGAGGGGCCAGCCGATCCGGCAGCGCCAAGAGGCGGGTTCTCAAAAGCGCGAGCACGGCAATCCAGGCCGCCTCAATCTCATCCGCTGCAATCAGCGAGCGGCGCTTTTCCTCTGCCTCCATCTCGGCAAGATCCGCCCGCGCCCGAATGAAGCGGGCACGTTCAGCCGCATAATCAGGCGCACCGGCCTGCGCCCTCAGCGCCTGATCACGCAAGTACCGGACATAGCCGCGTACAGACCCGATCAAGTCATACTGGCCGCGCTCCGCCTTCGGGATCACCCCCTCGCGGCTAAGTTGTTGTATGCGCCGCTCCGAGAGATCTAGAAGCCGCGCGATTACGCCGATGGGCTGTATGGCTGTCGACATGCGCGGTCCCAGAACCTTCGATTAACTATATGGAATCGCGTCTAATTCACTGGATATGCGGGCCCACTAGAGCGAAACTAAAAACAGAAGCTGACTTGAGTAAGGACGCACCCAGATGAGCAACCGCCGGACAGCCTTAGACGCGTTCATCGCAAAGAAAGCTGCGATCGACGCGATGCTTGCTCGGCTTCAAGCGCTGAGCGACGCGCACTTCAACACCTATCCCGACGAGGTCCATTGGGGGCATGTCGGCAACCTTGATTATTACGCCGAGCTTCTGAAGCGCATCACCGACAGCGCCTTCACCGAAGGCGAACACGCGGAGTAACCCACATGGAAACCACCAGCATTCGGCTCACCATCCGGAACCTGCCCGACCATTTTGACCGCACCCGCATTTCCGCCGTTCTCGACGAGATCGAACTGGCCCTGCTGGAGGAGCGCGAGATTCACTGCAGCACCTCAGCCGACAGTTTCACCATCACGATTGTGGTGCCAACTCTCCAGCTGGTGGAAGTGGCGACATGCTTGAAAGGCATTGGCCTGATCTAACCTCGCGCACCCGCAACCCGGATGGCCTCGAAGAGCCGACGCAGCAAGAACGATCTTGCCAGGCTCACGATTGTGAAGACTCCGCCCATTGCAAGGTTTTGACCCAAGGTCGTCTGCAGTCCGAACACAGGAAAGATCAGGA